GATATTGAAAATGAAGCATAAGGAAAATGTAACTTATGAACTTATTCCTGATGAGAATCACGAAGATGTTTGGAACGTTCGTATTCTCGAAGGAATATATAATGAGACAGTCATAAACTTTGGTGCGATATCTTTTAATGAGCACGCACAAGGCGTAATGACTTTCAATTTTCACATTATAGAATCTCCTGATCCTGATTTAACAGTCGACGATGAAGACTTACAGGACTTTGCAGGAGATGTATTACAAGAGATAATAAGTGACGCTATTGAAAAGGATAATGGCACTATTGGATTTAGGGAAATGAATGAAAGCAAATCTCGAACAAACAATTCTTCGGAATATTCTGACTGACGAAGACTATATGCGGAAAGTTCTTCCGTTTATAAAGCCAGATTATTTTGAAGGCATTTACAGAATACTGTTTAACGAAGCAGGTAAATTCGTTGGTAAATATAACAAGCTTCCTACCGCTGAATCATTTAAGATTGAAGTTGATCAGTCTGACCGGTTAAGCGGTGAGAATTATACTGTCGCTGTCGATATCATTCCTCAACTGTTTGCAAAAGAAGAAATAGACGAGAAATGGTTACTTGATACAACAGAAAAATGGTGTCAAGATCGTGCGATCTATAACGCTGTTATGGAATCCATATCGATCATTGATGGTAAACACGAATCTCTTACAAAAGGCGCTTTGCCAGATCTTTTATCAAAAGCTCTTGGCGTTGCGTTTGATACAAATGTAGGTCACGACTATGTTGATAACGCAGAAGAAAGATGGGACTTTTACAATCAAGAGGAAACAAGAATACCTTTCGACCTTGAATACTTCAATGCCATCACGAAAGGCGGTATTCCTAATAAGACTCTCAACATTGCTCTTGCTGGGACCGGCGTTGGTAAGTCTTTATTTATGTGTCACGTTGCTTCGTCCGCTTTGGTGGATGGTAGAAACGTTTTGTATATCACCATGGAAATGGCTGAAGAAAAAATTGCGGAGCGTATAGATGCGAATCTTCTCAACATTCCAATCGATCAACTGGAAAATACTCCAAAAACAATTTTCACTGACAAAGTTAAAAATCTTTCTACAAAGACCAATGGTAAACTCATTATCAAAGAGTATCCTACTGGTTCTGCTCATGCTGGTCATTTTAGAGCTCTTCTTAATGAACTTAAGTTAAAGAGACAATTTGAACCTGATATTATCTTTATCGATTACCTTAACATCTGTGCCTCTTCTCGTATGAAAGGTATGGGTGGATCGATCAACTCTTATAATTATATTAAAGCCATTGCGGAGGAATTACGTGGTCTTGCTGTCGAATTTGATGTCCCTGTTTTTAGTGCAACTCAAACTACTCGTAGCGGGTTTACGAATTCAGATGTTGGACTTGAAGATACGTCTGAGTCTTTTGGCCTTCCGGCTACGGCTGATCTTATGTTTGCGCTTATATCTACTGAAGAACTCGAACAAATGGGTCAAATGATGGTCAAGCAGTTGAAGAATCGTTATAACGATCCAACTTATAAAAAGCGTTTTGTTATTGGTATAGATAGAAGCAAGATGAGATTATTTGACGCTGATGAAAATCAGCAAACATTAACAGACGATACTCCAGTATTCGATAAGACGGGTACTGGTGAAGGTATTGCTAAATTTGCGGACTTTAAATTCTAATGCATAAATTATTTAAAAAACTTGGACTCGCTGATCAATATGGATATTGTGATACGAGTATTGTAGGATTTATTGTACTATGGTCTGCTTTCGGCTATGGTGCATACATTACGATTTTGGCCTTAATTGATAGGTTTTCGTAATGAAAGTAAAACTAATTTCATATTCACAAAAAGTCCCAGAAATGGTGGGCTATCCAAAGGTACCTGTAGTCAATGAAGATATCCAAGAACTTATTGCGTATTGCGCCCGTGTCTCGAACCCCTCGAACCAAAATAACCAAGAAACGTCCGAACGTTTACTATCCTATCTCGCAAAGCACAAGCACTGGTCGCCTTTCGAGATGGTGTCTGCTTGCTTAGAAATAGAGACTACAAGAGACATTGCAAGACAGATACTCAGACATCGGTCATTTTCTTTTCAAGAGTTTAGTCAAAGGTATGCCAATCCTGTAAATGATTTAGAGTACGAACTACGAGAAACTCGACTACAAGATCTAAAAAACAGGCAGAACTCCATTGGTCTTGACAGTGGAGAAAATGTTGACTTGGTTATGGAATGGTACAAGAAACAGTCTGAGGTTATTATTGCAGCAAAAAAATCATACAACTGGGCAATCGAAAACGGTATTGCAAAAGAGCAGGCTCGAGCTGTATTACCAGAAGGTATGATCAAATCTAGACTGTATGTGAATGGAACTATAAGATCTTGGATTCATTTTATCGAATTGCGATCTGGTAATGGTACTCAACTCGAACATCAAAAGATTGCTTTAGAATGTGCAAAGGCAATCAAAGAAATATTTCCATTAGCGGAAAAATTTATATCTGATGGCGTGTGAGAATTGTTCATATGATAAAAACGGAAACTTTGAAAAGCTCTGTGGACCGTGTGAAGAGAATGCCATAAAAGAAAGAATCGATTGGTGGCAAGAAGGTAAAAGAAAATTAAAAAAAAATGAAAAAAAGTGAAAATAATTGTTTACATTTACCTGAAAGTATGATATAATATTAGTATAGTAATGAATTGAGGAGTTCAAAATGATTTCAAATACTAAATATCGTTCAATCGTTAAGTCAATGCCAGTTGAAAAGCAGTGGGAAACTATTGATCGTGATCTTCGCGTTCTTCCACATCTTCTTATGGAAGAAGTTGCTCGCATTCCTGTATTACCAAATACTGACAAAGTGATTAAAAAGCTCGAGTCTCGTTTGAAGTGTACTCGTTTAATGAAATCATCTCTGTTAGCAAATGGTCGAGTTGTTTAATGCTCAAGTATCTTGCACCAATTTTTGCTGTTGCATTTATCGGTGGGTTAACCACCGGTAAATCAGCACTTGCAGATGAAGTACAAGCCGCAACGTGGCATACTCCAGAATCAGAACAAAAGTGTCTTGCTGATAATATCTATTGGGAAGCACGTAATCAAACGCCGAAAGGAATGATAGGTGTCGCTCTTGTTACTCGCAATCGTGTTAATGATACTCGTTTTCCTCATTCATACTGTGAGGTTGTATATCAAGGACCAACGAAGCCGTCGTGGAAGGACGTTGACATTGACATCCCTATTCGCCATCGCTGCCAATTTAGTTGGTATTGTGATGGGAAGTCTGACGATATTCCTTATTATGATTTGGATGTCTATGAGTTCGCTCGAACCATTGCTTTCAAAATTTATCACGGCCATCTTCACGACTTTACTGACGGTGCAACTCACTATCATGCAAACTATGTAACACCAGAATGGTCTGAAACAAAAACATGGACTATAGTAGTTGATGACCATATTTTTTATAGATGGGAAAAATAAATGAGTGACTTAAAAGACTTTGATGATCCTAACGGTATTTCAAGAACGTTTGAAGTAAAAATGGAAGACTACACGGGTCCTATGATTTACGAATCACCTGATGGAGGCAAGACAGTACGCGCAAGACCTTTAAACTTAGGTAAACTTTCTAGTAACGGTACTGATAAAATAATTGACTATAAGTTTAATGAAGGCGAGTTGATTGATGAATTTAAAAGATACGTTGATTCAACTTACAATAGTCATTATTCAAAAGAACAGTTTCAAGCCACCGAATTTATTATTGACGGTGGTCATGGCACAGGCTTTTGTATAGGTAATGTATTGAAATATGCACAACGGTATGGTAAAAAAGGTACTGATGAAGACGCACGTAAAGATTTAATGAAAGTCTTACACTACGCCCTCATGCAGTTGTATATTCACGATTCTAAGAAAAATACTTGATACGATCGAGTTCCCTTTTCATATCAGCACATTTAAATTCGAGTTCTGTGTAAGGAATTGTTGGAACTTCGATTGACTTCTCATAACGCCATGCAAACCAAAAAGTTGCAATAGTCATTATAATACAA